GTTCCTTTGCTTTTCATTTTTTATCACTTTCCTTTATTTTTAACAAGATATTTTATCCATCCATTCCTTATATAGATAGTATCCCTATCACATATAGGACAAAGTGGAGTGTCCATTACCATTTGCATTTTCCTGTGACAAAAAGGGCACTTTATATCATTTCCCATACATAATCACTTTTATTTTCTTCGAGAATCCCTATGCAACCGCTTTCTACCCCACATGCTCTACATCACATGACATATTGTACATCCTTTTTTACTATTGCACGTGTGGGGGAGAATCAGGGTTCATAGGGATTTTAATGTAGTTTCTCCTGTTGATGAGTTTTGCCTTTTGCAAAAACATAGTATCTGACATCTCTTTCTAGGTTGTTATTTCCGCCATAATATTCTGTTTTTATTAACCGTGTAAAAACCCCCATAACTGTGAGTAATTCGCATTGACTTTTAATTGTTTTTCTTCCCACCAACAGTTGTTCATGTAACATTTGGATGTTATACTCAACACCTGGGCGTTCTTTAAGAAAATCATATATTTTTTGACGAATTGGATTACCTGTTGAATTTACTATATTTGTAACTATATGTTTGAATCTTTCATCTGAATAATTCGAATCAATAGATTTTAATGATTTATATAATAATGTAAATTGTTGTGCCAATCTAGTTGGTACTTCTTTTGATGCATATCCACGTAGCTCACCTGTTCGTGATTCAAATGATGCTGTCGCCCTGAACAGTGATAATTCTTTACATTTGGTTCTTATCCATTCCATAATTTCAGTAGTAATCTCCACATCTTTATTAAACTTACAAGTACCTAAAAATGATTGTATTATTTCTTGCAATTCACGTTTCATAAGTGTTTCTTGTTCCATATGTTCAGTTGCTCTATTCATTTTTTCATCATCATCAGCAAAATTCGATTCTATATCATATGAAAATTCTCTTGTACCCAACTGGTTGTGTATTGAATATTCTTCTTTTATATCAGGCGTTGTACATGCTATCAATGTCACATGACAATTTTCGTACAGTGTTTTTGTATCGTTGCCTGTTCTTTTATTTATTTTACCGTCATATAGTTCTCTAAACTGACCCCATATTTCATTTTTTTCATCTTTATTTATTGATTTCAATGTCGCCAAGTCAGAAAATATTAAAATTTTACTTGAATCATGTAGTTCCTCACCTAAATCAGATACCTTTTTACCTTTATATGTTTTACCTGTTGCAAGAGTATTTGCAGATATTTGGTCAATGAATATAACATCTGGATAATCTTTCAATGCACCAACAAGTTCACTTTTTCCATCGCCACTTTGACCGACAGTGAATACCCACAGTGGTTTAGTATTTCTTGCTTGATTTGAAACCACAGAAGCCAATATTAAATCCACTCTATATGTATCAGTTAGATACAGCCATTTGCTAAGTTTTTTATATAGTTCTTCAAGATTTTTTGATGGATGTTTTAGATTTAAATAATGTCGTTTATCCTTTTCTACTTTATCTACTTTTTTCGCTTCTTTATTAGCAAATTCAACTAATCCATCCGCAACTCGCTGTTTCTCTTGTTTCAATATTCTTTCTTGCGAACCTTTTGACATTTTTTCTCCCTAATCCATTCATATAGTATATCAATATAGTGTTCAACTTCATCGCTATTAGTAGTATATTTCATTTTTCGTACTGTCGTCTTTATGAGTTCACATGGATAATTATGCTTATCCATATGGTCAAATGTATCTCTAATTATTCGTTTTTCTTCACCTTCTGCAACTTTCCATTCTTCTCTACCAGGTTCATCTTTCCTATCTGCTAACAGTATTTCTTTCATCGTTTTAGTTGTCATAGAATCAACCTAGATTGATTTCGTTAGACCTCTATCATATGATTCTAGTCTTTTATGTAATTTCTCAGTAATTTCAACATCTCTTATATTATGTTCGAGAATATAATCAAGTGCCTTTTGCTGTATATCACCTGTGCACATTACAGCTTTCATCCAGGCATCACCGAGCACATGGTTCTTACCTTTAATACCGAGATGTTTCGTTGCAACCTCTAATGACCTACGATTTAGTTTCATAAGTCGCTTTACCATATAGTATACATCTTTATGTTCTATTGATTTATATATAGGGAAGTTCAAACGCCATTTTAAGCATCGTGCTCGTATGAAAGGTATATCAAATCCAGTTGACCAGTACCCCATTATAACATCGAACTTTAGCATATCTTTGATAAGTTGCTTACACAATGATTTATCAAACTTACCATCTCTGAGGTCTTTAGTATCTATAACACCCTTGTATATGGTATCTTCATCTCTTACTTTTATGCAGTAAGTTAAAATGATACCATAGTTTGCATCAAGATTGCTTGTTTCTATATCAAGATATCCGATACGTGGTAATCTCTTTTTTTCAGCATACCAACAGTTAGGATGTTCAATATAAGTATGTGAATGTTTGCATCTGCCTGTCATAAGTTCTAAAAGTTCAGCTTTCTTTAATAAATGTGGATTTATTTTAGTCATTTTTTATTCACCCATACATATTTTCAGTGTTATCTTTTATATCATTAACTTGTGTTGTTGGTTCAACTTTATTTATACCCTTTTCTTTCATTATTTCTGCACCGTGAAATTTCATAATGTTACCTGCAATGGTCATCATGTCTTGCCTTGTTATCATTTGTAATTCTCTCTGTGCAGCAAATATCTGTAGAACTCGTAAATTAAGCTTATCAACTTTTTTTCGAGATGCTGGCAACCAAGATACCAACAAATATAATATAACCCCTAGTGTGCTTTTTTTCAAAGGTTCTTTTTTATTTTTCATCTCTATCACAAACCCTTAAGGTCATCATAATAACATCATATATTGACCCAATCAATAGAACATATAATCCCCACTTTGGATTAAATGCGAATGTTTCAGTACATAAACATAATACTAAATATAGAAATGCTAGTAACAAAATCATTTTTTATCATCTCCATCGTATAAAGTACCCTGACCATTTCCTGATTCAAAATGTTTTTTAGATTTCTTTTTTTCTTCTTTCACTTCAATCCAGTTTTCTTTTTCATCATCCCATTGTATGTAACATGCATATCCGCATTTAGCACATTTATATTCAGCACAAGCTGGTTCGAATTTTATTAAATAGTTGGGTCTACCAGCTTCAATTTTTCTTATTGCTAATTCACGAAGATGCTGTTCATAATCAATAAGCTGTTGATTCAATTGTCGCCAAGCGTTCATTGCCTTTGTTTTATCACCAGCTTTTGTTCCAGCACTTTCATATAGACCTTTTGCTATTGTCATAGCTGATGTTATTTCTACTATTTTACTATTTTGAGAAAAATCAACATCTACCATATATGATGACAAATCTTCTTTCAGATACTTTGCCATTGTTTGACGAGTAATTTCTATTCCAGTATCCTTTTTAAGTTGTACTATTAGTTTCGATGGACTTGGTTTACCTGATGAAGTATACACATCAAAAAGTTCATTCTTTAATGCCCTGGCAACAAATCTTTTTATTTTATCTTCATTGCTTTTTCTAATATCCATGTTTGAACTCTCCAAAACCAATAAAATCTCTTTTCTTTTTCTTTTTCTGTTTTTTGAACATCTCTTTAAATAAAATTGCAATTTCATTTGGTTTTAAATAACTTTGTGATTTTAAAATAGTTAATGTGTATGTATTAACTGTACCATGTCCACCTACTGAATTTTCATCTGGTTTGCTGTATTTTTCAATATACGATATGAATGTTTTATATCTGCCATTATATGATAACTCTTTCATTACCTCATGTAACTTCATTACCACATCATTTGCATCCAGAAGAGGATAAATGTCAAACTGACTTTCACCAATACGTATATTAAACATTATTCACCCTGGTAAGTATTGCAAAAAATCCATCTTGTTGATATTTCACTTTCCAATAGTTTCCATTTCCATCAACAACAATAGTGTATGCTTCACCATAATTAATTTGTATGACAATTAACTCGCCAGATGATAACATACCGCCAAAGTTTTCATACGGTATCTTATTCACATGTTTTGAGTAATCCATTTGCTCACTCATGTCTACTACTATGTCATCCACAGTATATAAATATATGCTTTTCGTACCAACATCTAATTTTTGGGTACGTAACCGAAACATTTATATAGTACGGATTACATATATATTAGTAACAAGATATAGAAATCAAACTATAGTTGATGCAGCATGAAAGCAGGCAGCGACAATTGGTGTCCAGTATGTATGTGTTGGATGTCACATAATGATGATGGAAACTGCATCAAGTGCGGTACTTTCATACGTGTAAAATTAAAGAATTACACCTGGTCTGAAAAATATGGTGTTGACCCTGACGAATTAAATGATGGGGATTTTTGATAATATGGATAATATTCGTATTGATAAACATATCACTGTGCAATCACCACGATTATTCTTACCCCCACAATTAAATGTTTTGGCTGCAATATATGAAAATGTAGGGGTATTGTATTCTGGTGCATTTCGTGCTGGTAAAACACTGTTACTTGTTCATGCAGCCATTAAAATATGTTTAGAGAATCCAGGTGTCAAAGGATTATTGGGTGCGTTGCATCATCCACAATTGTATGATGTTGTATTTACATTATTTAGAGATGAATTAGCACTATATCAAGCTAAATTGGATAAACAAGGTATAGACTTGAATCTTACCAAACGATTAATTACAACAGCAGGTCGTATGGAATGGGAAGCATACAATGGTTCTATTATACTATTTAGAGCATGTGATGAAGAAAGAAAACATGCTGGTAAAACACTCGACTTCGTAGGTTTAGATGAACCTATTGATATGGGTGAGGATATATTTAATCAACTGCTTGGTAGAATATCAGGTACACGAAATTTAAAGAATCCATTTATATTATTAACAACTAATCCAGGTAGTGAATTGCATTGGATTCATAAAGATTTCATACATAAAGATACAAAACAAGATGATTTCTACTTTGTATCAACGACAACATACGATAATAAGTTATTACCAAGCTATGACCGATATATTAAAAGAACAGAATCCACATGGGATGAAGATTGGAGAAGAAGATATCTCAGTGGTATTTGGGGTATGTTCGAAGGACAGATATATAAGGAGTTTAATCCATCAAAACAAGTTGGAGAGTTCCATGATTTACCAGTTAAATATAACATATGTGGTATTGATTGGGGATTAAATTCACCACACTGTATATTAGTTATCGGAGTAACTGAAAGTAATAAACTTATAATAAAAGAAGAGGATTATGCTAGTATGGTAACTACAGAGCAATTATCAAAAAAAGTTGCAAAGTTACATGAGTATTACAAGTTTAAAAATGTATATGTTGACCCATCTGCTGCTGATTTAATTCAGCAAATTCAAGATAGAGGCGTTCCAGTTATCGGTGGTTATAATGATATTGAGAATGGAATTGCCAAATTAAAATCAATATTCGTTGGCAACGATATATATATAGATGTTTCTTGCCACAATTTAATTATGGAACTTCAAGCTTATAGGTATAAACCAGGAACGGAAATACCTATTAAAGAAAATGACCATGCACCCGATGCATTGCGATATGGTGTAACGGATTATAGTCCTTATGCTGATGATTCGGGATTCGGTGCGGGCTGGTGGCATAGGAGAAAAAGATAATATGAAAACCTTGATGGATAGAGTAGATTCATTTATGAAGGATTATGTCTTTAGAACCTCAGAAACAGATGCAGATGTGCCATTGGCAAAGGCAGAAGATTACGGTGAGGAAGGTAAAAAGTGGAGTGCTGATAATGAGCTTACTCCAAAAAAACGGAGAGAACTTGCGTTACTTGCACCGTTCTTTATGAAGGCAACAAAAAAGAAAAATCTTGATAGATTTCGAGCATGGTTTGAATTTGAAAATATACATACACACAAGCCACCAACTGCTGCGGATGCTAAAATCTTTCAAATATTTGATGATAGAGCAAATCCAAAATTTAAATTTGTACTTGCAAACATATGTGCTGATATATACGGTGACGGTTTTATTCTTAAAAAGTATGAAAATGATTGGGAAAATAAAGATGGCACAATAGATTATGAACTGCCACCAAAACCAAAAGCTAGACTTAGAAATATAGAACTACTCAATCCTGAAAATCTTACAGATATGAAGTATCTTACTGATAAAAATACAAAGAAGGGTAAACAATTTAAAAGGAAAGGTATTTTACATTATTA